TCGCTTAGTTGAAGATGAGCGAGTCCTGATCTCTGAACTCATCTGCTTTTCATAGTCATCTCCGGCATCGATTGGGTATGTATGAAGTCCGGCTTTCCTTAGCCTGAAGAGAGTATCCTTAAGAACCAGATTGCTGAAGAGATAGAGTTTCGTGGATCTTCCGTTCACCTGGATCTTCCTGGGTCGAGAGATCGGGCGGTAGAAAGTCTTAGTCCCCTGGGGCAACTGCTTCACCCAGGGGAACTCATTAGTGCCTGAGCCCTTTGAGCAGAAGAAGCCGAACTTTGAGCATCGATCGTAAACATCTCCGGTCTGGTCGCCGCTATCGACCATCACGGCTTGAGGATCAATCTTCAGAGAAGCCCGGAGATCCTCGATCTGATCCCAGGTCTGGAGAAAGTTCCGGTAAAGGAGCCTGGATCTTCCATCGATTGACCATGATCTTGCTACAGCGTAGAAGCCGGATCTCTGAACATCGATGAGCAGGAAGCGGAGGAGCCGGAAGCCAGGCATCTTCCTGGCTTCTTCCATCTTATCAGGAGGAACCAGGAGCCCATCAACGATCCCGCCTTCATCAGCCCAGGGATCGCCCAGGCGATACTCAGAGGCTGAGATGGGCTTGTCCAGGGTATCAGGCTCATCTGACCATGCTTCAGCCATCTCCTTCTGCTTCCAGATCCTCCGGGGTTCTTCATCTCCGTTTGATGCCGCCTCCTTTGCCCTGACGAGTTTGACGGCAAGATTGCCCCAGGATCTGACCGCCAGGGCGTTCCAATGGAAGCCGACCTTTCCTCTCTCAGCGTTTCCGTTCATGGGAAGGAAGGCTCCGGTTGAGTTCATCAAAGCCCTGGAGCCTGGAGTATCCTTCCAGATCCGATCACAGCAGACGCATTTGTAGGAAGTCTCAGAAGCGATCAGCCGGTAATCATAAGCGTCACCGACTTTGTATTTTTCCGGGAAGATGATCTGGCTCCAGGAGAAGGGCTGACGAGTCCCGCATGAGTCGCATTTGAAAGTCCACTCCCTTTGATCGGTCTGCTGATGGATCTCGCTCGTCTCATCTCCATCGTAAGAGCCTTGGCTCGCCAGGATGATCTTGCCCAGCCAACCGAAAGCGGAGACTCGGCTCATCGCTTCGCTGATGTGTCCTGGCTTCCAGAGCCATGTCTCATCCATGACCAGCCATCTGATCGATCTTCTCTGGAGGTTCTTGATCGTATCAGATCCCAGAGTCCAGAGCCTCATCCGGTCGAACTCAGAAGCCTGCCATCTTGAGTCCTTCCGGTTCATCTTCTCCAGAGCCGGCGGACAGTTCTCGATCAACTTGATCAGGCGATCCTCATACCAATCCCTTGCGTTAGGATCCTTATCCTGGAGGAACAAAGCCGGACCCGGTTGCCGGCAGATGATCCAGAGCAGGAGCAGTTCCAGAGCCATGCTCTTCCCGCTTTGGATGGGAGCCTTCAGGCTGACCATCTTGATCTCCGGATCTGCCATGGCTCTGAGGATCTCTTCCAGCCAGGGAGTCTCCTGGGTTCTGAAGCCTCCAGGCATCGGAGAGTAAGGGATGTTGATCACATTTTCTTTGAGCCAGGCTACGATGTCATCCGACTCTTCCTGGATGAAGTAGCGGCGTAGTTGTTTCTCGATCTCATCGATCCTGGTCATCTGAGATCACCTCCTGATCTTTGCTCCATGTCAGAGATCGTTTTCAGCATCTTCTCCTTCCAAGTCCTCATCGCTTTCATGGCTCTTGCCGGATCCTCTGGGTTAGCCAGGGGAGCGACCTCCAACTCTGACTGATCAAGCATCTGCCGGATCTCAGCCATGATCTTGCCGTATCTTTCCAGGAAGAGATCGACCCTGACATACTCTCGATTGGCGATCGCCCTTTCCCTGGCTTCTTTCTCCAGGGCTGTCAGGGTCTTGATCGTCTTATCGTAAGAGGCGTAAAGCCTGGCTTGCTGGGGAGACTTATCCTTAACCGCCATCATGTATTGATGCCTGGCGATCTTGACCAGGTATCTCTGACGCTCCAGGACTTCCGTGAAGCCATCAGGACTCATCACGCTGGGCTCTTCTTCCTCCAGGGCATCACCCTGGCTGGAGATCTTATGATCAGCCGGAGCGATGCCGGTATCTTGATGCCTCCTGGTTCTCCAATCTTCCGCCGCCTCTATCGAGTCCAGGGGCATCCCTGCGGAAACGAGTTGGGAGATCCGTCCTGCTGAAAGACCCCATCGCTTAGCAAGATCTGCCTGGCTGACAGGCATCAATCGAGCCCGATGTATTTATGAGTCTGGATCGAGAGCCTCACGCCAAGCCGGTAGCAGAGATCCAGGCAGAGATCCGTGGCTGACTTGCCCTGGCTGAGAGGCTGAACCCAGATCGGGATCTTCTGAGGATCGAGATCATGATCTTCCATGAACTTGATCAACTTGTCAGCATCCGCCGGCTTTCCGATCGGGAACTTGATCTCATCCGCCCTGGCTATGGCTTGAGCCAGGACTTCCCTTCCTCCACGCATCCCGATCTTAGGAGAGCAAGTGATCCATACTGAAGAGAGCCCTGGGAGATCGATCAGATAAGTCCCGGAAGTCTCGATCTGGACTGAGTAGCCTGAGACTATGGCTTCAGAGATGAAGGCTCTGATCTGCCCTGGCTGAGCCATAGGCTCTCCGCCGGTGATAACAAGATGCCGGACTGTCGGAGCCCAAGCCTTCAACTTTTGGATGAGGAAGTCAGCCTCCAGGCGAAAGCCGAACATCTTGAAAGCCTCCGGCGATCTGGAGCGATTGATCAGATGAGCCCAGGCTTCTTCCTGATCACTGATCTGATGAGAGAACTCCCAGGTGTATTTAGTATCGCAGAAGGAGCATCCAACATCGCATCCCTGAGTCCGGATGAAGATCGAGGGAGTCCCGGTGAACATGGCTTCACCCTGGATGGTTTGAAAGATCTCAGAGAGATTTAGCATTGTAGTCATGAAAGTCTTGAACGGCTTTCGCCGGATCTTCCCAGGGGAAAACGATCCAGAGATCTCCTTCCACTTCCAAGCCGTTGACGACCTGGTAAGGGCAGTGCTTCTTCCTGATCAGGCAGAAGCGGAGAGGGATCCCTGGCTCACTCCAGATGCTCCTTGCGATAACATTCCCTTTATCAGCGATGTCGTCCACCCAGAGGTAATGCTCTCCCGCCGGCTTCTCCTGGAGATAAGGGATGCCCAGGCGATGAGATAGCATGATCGCCGGGATCACTCCTCCCCTGGGCTCTCCATAAACGCCGACAGGATTGACCCTCATGAGGAGATCGCTGAAGTCGCTCTGGAATGTTGAGAGGATCTGATCTACATCAGACCATGAGATGTGTTTGAGTTTCATGCTTCGCAGATGGCTGAGTTCCCAGGATGCTCCATGACTTCAACCATCTTCAGCCGGACTCTGCCGGCATACTCTGATCGGTTGATGAAGGCATCCGCCTGTTTGAAGATCTCTTCCGCAAATCTTTCGCAACCGACCGCATCCATGATAACCAGGTCGCAGAGGGCTTTCTCATGCAACTCCAGGAAGTCCTCCAGGAGAGGATCATCTTTTGCCACTATGGTCTTGTGATCAAAGTGATCGACCAGGAAGGACTTGATCTGCTTCAGTCCTCCAAAGTCCACGACCCATCCTCGATCATCCAGGGTATCAGCCTGGAACTCCATCCTGACCTGAAGGGCGTATCCATGAAGGAAGCGACAATGAGACTTTGCCTTCCATTGGCGGAAACAGCAGGAGAGCCCCAGGCTATGAGTGAAAGTCTTAGTCGATCGATACTTCATGATCTGAAGCCCTGACCCTCGATCAGAGAGATGAACTCCGCTTTTGCGGAAGGGTTATCCCGGAACTTTCCTCTCATGACGGAAGTGATCATGTTAGAGCATGGCTCCTTCACTCCTCTCCACTTCATGCAAAGATGATCAGCCTTCACGACCACGCCGAGAGCCTTTGGTTTGATCTTCTCCTCCAGGAGATCGGCGAGTTGGATCGTAGCCTCTTCCTGGATCTGGGGTCGAGAGAAGATCCAATCCGTCAGCCTGGCGAACTTGGAAAGCCCGATCACCTGATCTCCAGGGATGATGCCGATCCAGACTTCTCCCAGGATCGGAGCAAAGTGGTGGGAGCAAGCCGACCGGATTGAAATCGGTCCGACTGTGTAGATCTCATCCAGGGCTTTTGCATTTGGGAAAGCGGTGATCTTTGGCATCTCCTGATAGCGACCGGCAAAGACTTCTTTGACATACATCTTAGCCATACGCTTGGCGGTATCCTGGGCGTTGTGATCCCTGACCTGATCAATCTTCAGGCTCCAGAGCAAACGCCGGCAAGCATCCTCCACCTCGATCGTCATCTGATCGATCTGATCCTGGTTCAGAGGGATGTTCTCGTTTGAGAACTTTGGATCAGGGATCACTTGAGATCCTTTCTGATCTTAGGGGACTTCTTCCCAAAGTTATCGATACTGCCCACGATGTTGTAGTAGTAGTGATCCAGGGCTTCTTCAAATGAGCATCCGTCCTCCATGATGGCGGCGATGAGTTTTCTTTCAGAGTAGATCACTCCGCCATGGATCGTCTTACCGATGATCGCCTGATCATAGGATGAGCGAGGCTCCAGCACCCAGGCTCCGGCTGGGATCAGATCTGCTTTAGTTGGGGTCTTGTTTTTCATGCTTCGTATGAAGTCGGATCAGGAACGCCGGCGATCTGGAAGGCTTCCCTGCGTTCCCGGCATGAGCCGCATTTGCCGCAGTGGATCTCCTTACCCTTGTAGCAAGTCCAGGTCTGATCAAAAGGAACTCCCAGGTCATGACCCAGGCGAACGATCTGAGCCTTGTTCAGATTGAGCAGAGGAGCGTAGATCTGGAGATCATGGTGGCGATGATTGACAGTCCCGACCCTGAGAGCCTGGCTAAGCAGACCGATGAACTCCGGTCGGCAATCTGGATAGATGTAATGATCGCCGGCGTGGACTCCGCATCCGATCCGGCTGACATCAGGATCAGATGATCCGATGCCCCAGAGGATTGAGAGGAAGATGGCGTTCCGGTTGGGAACGACTGTCAGCCTCATGCTCTCTTCCTCGTAGTGACCCTCCGGAACATCGATCTCATCGGTGAGGGCTGAGCCCTTCAGCATCGATCCAAAGCCCTGGAGATCGATCAGTTGCCAGGGAACATCCAGGCTCTGAGAGATCTGCCAGGCATGGGCGAGTTCCTTCCGATGCCTCTGTCCGTAATCAAAAGAGAAGAGGCGGAGATCGTATCCCTCCTTCTTCATCTTGTAGGCGAGAACGGCGGAGTCGAGTCCGCCGCTTATTGATGCGACTGCTTTCTTAATCATCGTGGTAGTTTGGTTCCAGAAAGTCTCTCGTATCCATCCGTGGCGTAGTTCACTTGATCTTCTGCTCCGGAGATAACTGTGAAGATCTTAGTGCCGTATTTCCTTTCAAAGTCGATGGCATAGTTCAGTTGAGAGATCATGGCGAGTTTCCGGCTGACAGAGTAGGCATGGTTCCATCCTCGCTCAGTCCTCAGTTCCATGGGGTCGAGTCCGTAATGCCGGATCCTGGAGATGATCCTCTCATCCGGCTTCTTCATGAAGTCCTCCTTCAGAAGCCTCTGGAACTCTCCTCTGCCCAGGTAGAGATTGATCGCCGCAGAGATGGCTGAGGATGCCCAGGATGCCGAGTCCACGGAGTAGGGCTTGTAAGTGGCTATGAAGCCAGGGGAAGTGAAGCCAAGCCAATGGACTTTCCTGCCCTTCACATGGCGTTGGATCCCCTTAACGAAACCAAAGTTGCCCTTAGTCTTTACGAGCCCTCCGATCCCAACGATCTCAGAAGTCTTGAAGTAATCATCCAGGACTGAGGGATCTTCTCCCCTGGTAAAGATAGGGATGGGCTTGTAGCCACGCCGGAGGAAAGTCTGATAGTTCTCCATCGATCCATGAGGATCTCCAATCTTATCCAGGGTGAAGTAGCCGTGAGGCTGGAAGCCAAGCCCATCCAGGAACCGGCAGTAATCATCGATCAGGATCTGCTTCCCTCCACGCCAGGCTGTAAAGGCTCCGCTGTCGATGTAGATCCTGACCTGGGGATCCTGGCTCAATCGCCGGAAGCGATCTACCATCTTCCCCACCTTCAGGTAAGGGTAGGCTATCAGGAGATTAAAGTTCACTTAATGATGATGTCAGAGAAGCCTTTGTCGATGATCCAGGACTTCAGATCTTCAATGTAGTCGGCTCTCTTCTCCTGGGGAACATCCAGGATGATCTTTGCCTGGAGCCCATCCAAGTTCTCTTCCGTCTCTTCCACTTTCTTGAAGTCCGGCTCCCAGCCATCCAGGATCACTTTCACTTCATCCTCAGAGTAGCCGGTGAGCGAAACATCAACATCCTCAGAGGAGGCGAGTTCGGCGAGTTCGATCCGGAGCATCTCATCATCCCATCCTCCTCCGATCTCGCCCAGGCGATTGTCAGCGATGATGTATGCCTTCTTCTGATGATCGGTGAGATGACCCAGGCGGATGCAGGGGACTTCAGCCAGCCCCATCTTCTGAGCCGCCAGGACTCTTCCATGCCCGGCGATGATGCCGTTTTCCTTATCGATCAGAACCGGAGCGTTGAAGCCGAACTCTTTGATGCTGGCGGCGATCAGAGCGACCTGGCGATCGTCATGGCGTTTGCTGTTCCTGGCGTAAGGGATCAGCGATGCCGTTGATACTTTCTCAATCTTATGTTCAGTTGTCATGATGTTGATGATTAAAGATACGGAAGGGTGTAATGATAAAAGGGCTAAAGGTGATCTGTCTGCGTATTGTTCACGGACAAGCGGGACAATGATCGTTTTTTAGGCTTTTATGAGGGTTGTCCTTCAAATAAGTTGTGTAAATCGCTGTTTGTCCGGACATTTTGCTTTAGGGGTTGGGTTTTATGAGTAAATACACGCAAAACTCGGACAGTCAGCCCGCCA